ATGACGATTGCATTTAATAGCGAGACAACGGGACAAAGTGAGACAAGTCCGCACCTGTCCCGTTGTCTCAACATCGGCAAATCAGCAGCAGTAAGCGGGACAGACGGGACAAGTCCCTTAGTACTTGTCCCGTTGTCCCGCCCTGATGCACAGGAAAAAGAGGATATAAAGCATAAACTCAATCAATCAGATGATGTGCTTGTGAAACTGTCAGCAAATGAAGGGATTGTGAGTGTGTCAGCAAATGATCGGGTCCTTATCGCATCATCTCAATTGCGGGGATCGCTGACCCCTGTGTTTTTCTCTTCAACAAAATTTTCAAAATGGAATCCAGCATATGGCCACTAAATTTCAAAAACAGCGGGCCAAGGATTTTCGTGATCTGATTGGTGGCGATGACGAATCCGATATTCCTGCATTCTTGCATACGGAAGAAATGGCAAAAATCTTAAATGTGACCCCAAGGCATATGGCGATGATGGTCACGAAAGGCATTTTGGAAAAATCGGGTCCAGCGCAATACAACACCCGCCAAACTGTCTTGGCCTACATCGCCTACAAATCGAAAGGCGGCAATTCTGACCTTGATGCAGAGAAGCTGAGGCTTGCCCGTGCCAATGCCGAAAAGATTGAACTCGCCAATGCAAAAGCAAATGGTTTGCTGGCACCGCTTGATGCCGTGGAACGTGAATGGGTCGGTGTCCTACGTGGCGTCCGATCTGCAATGCTGGCCATGCCGTCCCGTGTTGCGCAGCGACTTGGCCACCTCAGCGCCCATGACATTGCCGCGATTGACCGTGAGGTCCGCGACTCCTTAGAGGAACTTTCCGCAGATGACTGATGCACTGATCGACACCCGCCGCCGCGCCATGAAAGCACTCAAGCCACCTCCCCGTCTCAAGCTGTCGGAGTGGATCGAAAAAGACATGCGACTGCCTGAGACTGTAAGTGCCTTGCCGGGTCGCGTGACATTGTTCCCCTATCAGAGGGATATTGCCGATGCGATCAGCGACCCCGGCCTTGAGCGTGTCACCTTGGTCAAGCCGGTGCGTGTTGGTTTCACGACTCTGCTAAATGCGGCTGTCGGTTCTTTCGTCGCAAATGAACCCGCGCCAATCCTGATGCTGTTACCAACTGAGGCCGATTGTCGGGATGCGATGGTCTCAGATATTGAGCCAACTTTTGAAGCGACTCCGAGTTTGCAAGGATTGCTGTCAGCCGAGTCAGATGAGAACGGTCGCAACACTCTCCTGAGCCGAAGATTCCCCGGTGGGTCGCTCAAGATTGTGGCCAGCAAAAGCCCGCGAAACCTACGCCGCCACAATGTCAGAATCCTGCTGATTGATGAAGCTGATGCGATGGAAGCTGGTCCTGAGGGTTCACCCGTGACGCTGGCAGAGAAGCGCACCCTGAGTTTTGGGAATCGAAAGATCATCATTGGATCGACTCCGACCTTTGAAGCCACCAGCAACGTGCTGCGCAGTTATGACCGATCTGACAAGCGGGTGTTTGAGGTGCCATGTCCTGAGTGTGGCAATTTCCATGAAATTCAATGGGCTGATATTAAGTGGCCAGAAGGCCGTCCCGAAGAAGCGCAATTTGTATGCCCAGCTTGCGGCGTCTATGTGGACGAAAAACACAAGGCCCAGATGGTGCAGGATGGAGTCTGGCGGGCCACTGCGCCGGATGTGGTGGGTCATGCTGGCTTTCGCCTTAACGCACTCGTTTCGACCCTCACAAACGCCTCTTGGGGCCGTCTGGCGGCTGAATTTATCGAAGCGAAGAAAAACCCCGATCAGTTGCAAGTGTTTGTTAACACGATCCTTGCGCAAGGCTGGCGGGAAGCGGCGGAAGAATTGGACTCGTCTGAACTGGCGACACGGGCCGAACCTTTTGGTTTGCCAGATGCTATCCCCTCAGATGTGCTTTTCGTGACTTGCGGCGTAGATGTGCAACGTGACCGATTGGAAGCCGTGTTCCTTGGCTGGTCGCGGGATGAAATCTATGTGCTGTCTCAATTCGTGATCTATGGCGACCCGATGGGCGATGACGTTTGGTCCGAACTGGATGAAGCCTTGCGCAGCACTTGGAAGCATCCCAACGGCGGCATTTTGCGGATTGATGCCACGGCCATTGATGCTGGGGATGGCGTAACAATGGACCGGGTGATCGGTTTTGCCAGACCTCGCATGTCGCGCCGAATTTACGCTGTCAAAGGGGCTGGCGGCAACCGTCCAGTGATACGCGCATCCGATAGCAAGGGATCAAAGCTGTTCATCGTCGGTGTGGACTCTGTCAAAGGTCAGATTGCATCCCGCTTAACAGGTGGTCGCAGTCTGAGATTTAGCGATAGTCTGGAAGGTCGGTTCTATGAGGAACTTGCCTCAGAACGTCTGGTGGTCAGATATTCAAAGGGTGCGCCAATCCGGCAATGGGAACGGATACCGGGCCGCGATGCTGAAAGTTTGGATTGCGTGGTGTATGGAATTGCGGTCCGCAGTCTGATCACTGCGAACCATGATGTGCGTGAAGAACAACTGGCAAGCGTGACAATGCCAAAGAAAGCGCCAACCGTGGTGAAATCATCTTGGCTTGGCGGGTGATTCGGGCAAACAGGATAAATTTCAAATCAACCGCTGATTAAGCCTCAAATCGAAAATCAGCGGTTGATTTTTGTCCCTAATTTTCAAATCCAATCGACAAGAAACTGAAAAATAATTTAGCCCATCAACACCCTTGTTTTATTGATCCAAAAACTATGCAACACCCTATTGCACAATAAAAACAGCTAGTTACGGGGTGGACTCAACCTAACCTGCAATGCCATCACTGATCAGGAAATCAGAACCTGAGAAGAGGATGGCCCAGTGGAAATGCAAGAATTTACCAAAAGCGAAATCGTGGATTTGATCTGCGACTATCGCCAGCTTTCATCTGATGAAAACCCAGCGATTCAGCGTCGGGTGAAGCACTTGCTGTCAGGTCCGGTTGGTACTCTTGGCCCTTGCGGGTTTGGCGTCCCAACTACTGAATATGGCCATGGGAAACTCGTTTTCTATGACGCCGCGACCCCAATCAAATGCGCTGTGGCTTTGAACCTAGAGGATCAAGGATTCAGCCGTTCCAAGCTGCTCAAAATGACAAAGGCTTGGAACGGTTGCCCAAGTATTGCACTCGAAGGTTCACCTAAAACGATTGGCGGTTACTTTCCACCGCGCTCAGTCGATCTGGCAATCCATAATGCGCAGAACGGTGGCCCAGAATGGTTCTTGATGAATATCACCCGCCGTTTCAGCGGTGAAATTGAGCCTTATCAAATTTCTAGCTTCGTCCGCGATGGTCAGACCTTCACCGATGAAGACCCGTTCAATGAGTCCGGCGATCTGAGCCTTGGGAACGTCACTGACAAAGGCGAGGTCTTGCACGTTGAAAAGACGCTGCACCCGGTCACGTCGCTGATTCAGTCGTTCTTGCCTGCGATCTATAAGGCTTAATCCCGTGTCCCTGTTTTCCAATCTATTCAAGCGGCCAGCTACACCTGCCAGTAAGCGGCAAATAGAGGGTGCATCCGGCAAACGCTGGCCTAGCACACCCATGTTTGCGGGTGCTGGTCCTGAGGTGCTGGCCGCTGGTGCAACGGCTGGAAAACGCGCCGCCCATCTTGTGTTCAATGATCCACATGCTGCAAATGCGCAGGCGATCTATCGCACTGGACTGGTAGGCGCAGGGGCCGTTGCAGCATCGGGCGTCACAGACGATGAACAGCGCAGCGATCAGGATGCAGCATTCGCCCGTTGGGCTAAAGTTAACAACTTCGCCGCTGTTCAAGCTGAATTGGTCAATTCACTGGTCACAGACGGGGAAGCCTTTGTCATCTTGCGCCAACGTGCTGATGGCAGTTTGAAACTTCAAGTCATCCCAGCCGCTCAGGTGGACGATGCCTATACCACCGACCTTGCAAATGGCGGCTATATCGCAGCCGGAATCCAATATGACATTGATGATGACCCGGTTGCATATTTCTTTCGCCCTGTTCGCCCGACTGGCACTTTCCTAAACACGCATGAACGGGTGCGGATTGACGCCCGTGACGTGCTGCACGTGTTTCGCAAGAATGGTGCAGGACAGACACGGGGGCTAACTTGGTTTGCGCCTGTTATCCTTAGCTTGAATGAACATTCTCAGCTTGCCGATGCGGCGCTGATGAACGCCAAGATTCAATCAATGATGGTTGGCTTTGTGACCGATCAGAACAACACCGCTGGCACGAACCCTTTTGGTGACGGTGATCAAGCTGGCGATCTGATGAATATATCCTTGGAACCGGGTGTCATGCGTTTCTTGCCCGGTGGGTGGGACGTTAAATTCTCGGACCCTAAGCAAATGACCGAGTCCGTGGGTCTCATGTCCACCAGCCTGAGGGCCATTGCCGCTGGATTACACATCCCTGAATTCCTGCTGTCAGGTGACATGCGCGGCGTGAATTACTCATCCGCTCGCACGGCATTAATTCAGTTCCGTCAGACACTTGAGCAAATCCAATTCACTTGCCTTGTGCCCCTGTTCTTTGATCCAATCTGGCAGCGTTTCTGTTTGCTGGAATCTTTGTCAGGCCGCATGGATGCTGATCCAGATGCCGACATGCCTGTAGAATGGCACTTCCCGTCTGCACCTTGGGTGGACCCGCTAAAGGACGCTGAGGCCACTGCGCTGATGATGGACCGGGGACTGATGTCCCGTCGGCAAGCCGTCGCCAGTCTTGGTTATAGCGTCGAGTCTTTAGATGCAGAAATTGCGTCAGACCGCGCCCGCGAAAAGGCCCTTCAACTCAATTTTGACAACCCGGCAAGCGCACCCCGCCCACCGGAAAAGAAGGAGTCCGATGATGACTGATATGCTTATGCGTCAAGCAACCATCACACCAGCGACGTTGAACGCTGAAGCCGGAACGATTGAAGCTACGATCACAACCTTTGCCGACTATCAACGGGCGGGTTTCACTGAACGCCTTGACCCGGCGGGCGCTGATCTGAGCCGTCTTGATGGTGCGCCATTGCTCGACTCGCACAATCAAACTGGCACCGACAAAATCCTTGGCGTGGTGTTGTCGCACCGGGTTGATGGCAGCGCAATCTTTGCCACCATCAAGTTATCTGATGCGCCTGATGTGGCGTCTCAAGTGATGAAAATTCGGGAAGGCGTCATTCGCCATTTGTCTATGGGATATGTCGTTTCCCGCTGGGCAAAATCCACCGATCCGAAATCCGGCAAGCCAATCCGCACCGCTTTGGCTTGGCAAATCCGTGAAACCTCAGCCGTGGCCGTGCCTGCTGATGCTGGTGCAATCTTTCGCAATGAAAACAGGACTACTGATATGCCTAAAGACAATGAAGACACGCAACTGAACCGGGCTGAGGTTGTCGAAAACCTACGCAGCCTTTGTGGCCTTGCTGATGATTGGGGGACCGATCTAGCTGAGGGTGAAGCGACGGAAGAAGAAATCCGCGCTGCTGCCCGTGCTGAGATGCAAAAGCGTAGCGCACCGAAAGTCCGCGTCGGCACAAGTCACGACGACCCGGCACTGATCACCCGCCGCCAGACAGATGCGATGGCCTACCGCATGTCAGGTGGTGAACTGCCTGATGACTCCCGCCAATATGTGGAAATGAGCCTGCGCGATACAGCGATTGACGCATTGCAGCGCAATGGTGTTTCAACCCGTGGCCTTTCTACCGACGAACTGCTGACCCGTGCAAACACGACCAGCGATTTTCCATTGGTGGTCAGCAACGCCATGGGCAAGGTCGCACTGGATGCCTACAAGGCCGCTGAGTCAGCCCTGAAGCCGCTTTGCCGTCAACGCACTTTGCCAAACTTCAAAGAGTCATCAAGCATCCGATTGGGTGAAATGGGACGCCTTGAGGAAATGACAGAGTCAGGCGAATTCAAACACACATCACGGGCCGAAAACGGCGAGTCGATGAGCCTCAAGACGTTTGGTCGCGCCATCAATGTGACGCGCAAACTGATCATTGACGATGACCTGAATCTGTTAGGCGATATGACCGCCGAGATGGGTGAAGCCGCTGCACAAACGGAAGCTGATGAATTGGTGGCTTTGCTGACCAGCAACCCTGAACTGAGCGACGGCACACCCGTGTTCGATACAAGCCGGGGCAACCTTGCTGGCACTGGGACGAGTATCGGGTCAGCAACTGATCTGGATGCTATTGATACAGCGCGTCAAGCGATGCGGACCCGCAAGGGCTTGGATGGCAAGACAATTATTGATGCCAAGCCTGTTTATTTGCTAGTGGGTCCAGAACTTGAGACCAATGCTGAACAACTGCTGGCAACAATTTATCCGACCAATAAGGATGATACCAACGTCTTCGCCTCGCGCCTCAAACTGATTGTAGAACCACGCATTGAAGGTGAAGGGTGGTGGTTGTTTAGTGATCCATCACGGATTGCGTCCATGCAGTTTGCGTATTTGCAATCGGCTCAGGGTGTTCAGATTCAGCGCCAAGAACAGTGGAACACATTGGGCCTGTCTTATCGTGCTTTCCTTGATTTTGGTTGCGGCTGGCAAGACTGGCGGGCCGCATATCACAACCCCGGTGACGCATAATGGGGTTGAACGCCGAACAGGCAGCGATTGGGCCAAAGTTGTCCGATCTGCTGCGGTTTCGCGCTGATCTACTGGAAGCAAGATTCAGTGGTGTCAGGCGTCTACGTGACCAGAATGGGGAAGAAATCGAATACCGATCCGACTCCGAAATGGCCCGCGCTCTGGCCTCGCTGAACCAAATCATCGCTGCTGCGCAATCACGCCCAGCCACATCAATTCGATTTTCGACAAGTAAAGGACTCTAAGTCATGCAAAATTTCATCCAACACGGAAAAACACTTTCCATCCCTGCGACCGCTGATGCCCTATCAGGCCAAGTCGTCAAGATTGGCGCAATCATTGGCGTTGCTGCTAGTGATGCTGCGATCGGTGAAACGATTGATCTGACCACTGAGGGCGTATTTGAACTTGAGAAAGTGGCCGCTGATGCCGTCGCGGTTGGTGATGCCGTCTATTGGCGTTCAAGCGATGGCTTGGTCACTGGCACGGCCTCAGGCAACACCAAGATCGGCGTAGCCGTCACCGATGCAGCTAACCCCAGCGGGTCAGTCAATGTGCGGCTGAACGGCACTTTCTAAACAAGTTTTCAGGTTGTGGTTTTTTCGAATCCTTCCCGCGCCTGATTAGCTAAACGGGCTTCATCTCCCCGGTTAGCATCCCCCCTGAGCGTGTGTGACCTTTTTAGGCGCTCAGGGGATCAATAGAATACTTCGGACGGCCTATCCTTGTCATGTCCCGTCCGAAGTCCCCCAAGGTCTTGACCGCCTTGGGGAATAATCGCGATGAGACCAGTGGGCCTGCTCAAATCGCGTTACCAAGCCACCGTCCGCTAATCCCCTTCGGGCGGTGGCACCTAAACCGAAACTGGAACCTGGACTCATGGCCAAAAGCGAATTGCAAAGACTCCGCTCTGCCCATGCCACCGTTGCAAAACTGGTGGTGTCCGATGCCGTTTATCTGCCCATCTTTGACCGACTTGAAGCTGAACTGGCAAAGGCTGAGGCCGCGAATATGCCCCAGCATGACCCCATCGCGGTGGCCCGTGCAATGTCCACTAGCCGTCAGATGGAAACGCTTTGAATGATCTTAGCCAAGTGGTCCAGAGTCGCACCCTTCCCATAGCGTTCCCGATCAAGGGCATGGCCAAACAGGTCGCGCCGGATTCGATCATCGACACCAGCCGCAAGCATCCTGTCCTCAAAGGCGTGTCTCAGACCGTAGAGGCTATGCTCTGGCGTTTCCAACAACCCTTTCGCCCTCAGATATTTGTTCACCGTGGCAGACAGACTGGCAGACGTGCTGGCATAGCGTGGGAAGCCCTTGGGACATTCCTTGAACGCATCCAAGCTGACTCCCGCCAAGGGTATAACACGCCGCGCATAGCCGGACTTAAGCTGGCGTCCGATTGGTTCAATGCTGATGTGCGGGATCTGATCATCCAGCCGGATCTGGGGCGCTGTCAGGGCCGCACCTTCGCTTGGCCGATAGCCGGTGTTGATCATACCCAACAAGATGCACCGCGCATCCGTGTTAAGCCCATCCAGCGCACCGGGGGCCAGCAACTTGTCTCTGATAAAGTCTGTCGAGAATGGGGGGCGTTGCTTGGCCTCACCAGCTTTGAACTTGAGGTCAGACAAGGGCAACACCAGCCCCAGCCGTTTCATCTTATTGATGGTTTTCAGCACGTTGCCCAAATGGATCAAATCCTTGTTGGCACTGTTAGCTGTCAGCCCGTCCGACTCCATCTTTTCAAACCACCATTGGCGAAACTCCAGCATGTCATCGACCGTGATGGCAGACAAAGCCTTGTCGCCAACCACATCAATGAAATTGGCCACGGCCTTCTTGCGTGGGTTCTGCCAGCGCCTCAGTTGGTCCTCAGATTTACCAAGAGTCTGATCAGCGGCAAGAGTCCAATAGAGGTCCAAGGCGCGGCTGACCGTGATCGGCGGTTCTTTGGCACCACCAAGAAACGCAGCGGAACCGACATAATCAGGTTCACCGTCGCGCCCGGTGGCGTCTTCAATTCGTCTGAGCAATTCTTCTTTGGGCAGTTTGGCGACCTTGGCCGCGCTCAGGTAACGATAGCCGCGCACCTTGGCCAGTTCTTGTGCCGCGTCAAAGCGCACCTCAGCATCGCTGTCATCCCCTGCCAGTTTTGCTTCCCAGCCCTCAATCATGTTCATCCATGCCCCATCCGCCTTTTGCTTGGCGATGGTCTCAGAGTCAGTATGCAGGGAAATCCAGACCGTGCCACGCGGTTCAACGGGCTTGTATCGGGTCGGGACGCGCTTGCGCAAATACCATGTGCGGGATCGAAGTGTCAGGGCCATTGGGCAGACCTAGCCGCGAATCACAATCAAGCGCAAACGGATTCGTGCAGCGTGATGTGCAGAAAAATGTGCAGCAAATTGGCCAGATTGAGTGAATATCTCAGTCGCCAAATCGCTTTAACCCATTCAAATACATGGATAAAAGCAGAAATGACTATAGTGAAATCTGGCGGACAGACAGGGATTCGAACCCTGGAGACGGTCTCCCGCCTACACGCAAAGGCCGCAATCAGGATCGTCCCGTTGGCATTGCCAAGCATGAACTCTAGGATTCCGGTAAGCGCGATTCCGGCGAAGATCACGATGATTGCTGTGCGGATTGCTTCGCGCGCGGGCGACATGCGCAGATCGCGCGCATAAAACAACAGCACCGCCAGCCCCAGCATCAAAGGCGATGCCCGGCGGCCCATGAAGATTGCAGAGCCGGTCGCGTTGGCGCCATAAGTTGCCATGTAGCTTGCCGGGATGAGCAACAGGATCACAAAGAGGACGGCACAGACGAAGGCGACAAATGTCGCGGCCAATCGAAAGCTCATGGGGTGCTGTCCTTGGATGCTTCGGGCCGAAAGTAGGTCACATCCTCGGCGAAGTATTGATAGCTATCTGCATTCTGAAGCGCCGCCCCCGGATCATCCTGCGCCATCTGGCTGCATACATCGCGCGCATAGCAATTGTCGTCTGTGTTGGCGACGCTGTTGAAATGGCTGATCTCGTGGATGATGGTCCCGGCCCGCGTGCCAAAGTTGCTGGCCAATTGCCCCGGTCGCAATCGCGCCATATTGGGCAGGCTGAAGAATTCAGGGCAGATATGGACCCGGTAGGGTTCGTCGTCATACACAAAGGCGTACATATCAACGTCGCAGGCCGATGGGCTGATCTCGGCGCAGATGGTCGTGACCCGGCCCGAGCGGATGGCTTTCACCACATTCTTGAGATTGCGCCGCACGATTTCGGCGTTGCTGTCGCTGTATTTGCCGAACCAAGTTTCAAACAGGGGCGTGTCCCCGACGGCGGCTGCTGCGGTGGTCGAAAGCCGCTTGGCGTTGGATACTGCGCGGGCGATGGTTTCGGCTTCGGCCTTGGTGCAGCGTTGATAGGTGTCAGCAGCCGCCAAGCCCGGACACACAAGGGCTGCGCAAATGGCGGATACGCGGATCACGGCCCTTCAAGGTGCAGATAGACCCGCCGGTTCAGCTGCCCTTTCTTTTCGATCTTGCCAATACGCACGCGGCCAATTTCAGAGGTGTTGCTGACATGCGTGCCGCCGCAGGCCTGAATATCCGCTGTATTTTCGTCCATCCCGATGCGCACAAGGCGCACTTTGCCTGTGCCCTTGGGCGGTGCGACGGACATGGATTTCACAAGGTCCTGTTGCGCCTCAAGTTCTGCGTCGGTGATCCATTCGTCAGATACTGCAAAATTGCAGGCGATCAGCCTGTTCAGCGTATCATCCAGCACGTCTTTGTTCTGCGGGGCCACGGGCATGTTGAAATCAAGCCGCCCCTTGTCGGCACTTATCGCCCCGCCGGTCACTGGCAAGGGGATCACAACCGACAACAGATGCAGCGCTGTGTGCACGCGCATATGCCGCAACCGGCGGTCCCAGTCGATTTCCTGCGTGATCCGTGTTCCGATGGCAGGCAACGCGGCAGGTTCGGCAGGGACAAGCACGATGTCGGCGCCCTGCCCTTTGATGGTCATTGCGATTTTGATCTTACCGTCATCCCAAGACAGCGTCCCACTGTCGCCCGGCTGCCCGCCAGATGTGGGATAAAAGTTGGTGGCATCCAGGATAATTCCACCTTCATCCGTAAACCCTTTGACCCGTCCCCCCGCATCGCGCAGGTACGCGTCTTCGTGATAAAGCGCGCGGGTCAT